TCGAGGACGCGGTAGCGGGTCCACTGGCCGCCCTCCTGTTCCATGACGGTGCGGAAGTTCGCTCGGCTCATGCTGCCTTCCCCAGTTTCGCGCGCATCTCTGCGCTCATGTGGCTGCCGGGCGGGAGCGGGGCGGACGGCGTGCGGGGCCGGGCGGCATGACGGGCCGCCATCAACTTCGCCGTCGGTGTCTCCGACAGCGCCGTCAGCGTCTCGGAGACCATCGCCTTCACCTCTTCCGGCGAATGCTTCGGACCGGGCAGAGGCTTCGGCGCCGTCGCCTGCTGGTGCTGAACCACCGCCGCCTTGGCGCGATTGTACGCGCGGGCGAAGCGGCCCGTGGTGGGAGTCGTCCGGGCCAGGTGCGCCAGCTTGCCCGGCTTCGGCGCCCAGTCACTGTCCGGCAGGGCGATGTACGCCTTCATCCCCGACTCGATGGCCGAGGCCGTCAGGCCGGCCAGGGCTTCGAAATAGTCCGCGTAGAAGGTGGCCCACTCGGCCTCCGTGCGGTTGATCCTCAGATCGCCGAACGTCTGCTCCCGACTGCGGATGATGGCGACGATCTCGGATTCGGTCGCGGGCCGCAGTGCCTCCTGCCTCAGAACCGGCAGCATCATCGCCGCCTGGCCGCGCAGCAGGTCGCTCTTCGTGATCACCTCCACGGCCTTGGCGTCAGAAACCTCCTCGAGCAGCCACGACCTGAGAGGCCCACTCAGCTCCGGCATCCGAACGATCTCGGTTTGCGCTGCGGGCAGATTGGCGGTCGAAAACTCGGTCATCAGTCTGGGCTGCATGGCGGGCCTCGGGGATTTTCAGGGCTTGGCGGTTGTCCGCGACGGACTGGGCGATGGCGGAGGCGAAGTACTTCCACGACGTGATCGGGCGGCGGGCCTTCCGGGCCAGCGTCGTCACCACCGGCACGACGTCGTGCTCCCAACTGGCTCCGTCGCGGCGCCAGGCGTGCAACTGGCCGTTCGTCTGGAAGAGACCGGGCTGCTTCACCCAGTCGAGGTTG